TCGTAGTCTTCAAGGTAATCGTGACCAATATGGTTATCGAATGTAACTGCTAATGCTTCAGATAATATAGTTGGTATTGCTCCTGCTGCTCTCTGCTCATCATTGCCTTCTGCAATTTTAATTGATGACATCAATGCGAGATATAACGCTCTTTCTTTACACCATTTTTCAGTAGTATCTAATATCCATTCATGTTCTGACTCTTCGTTATCAATTTTAGATATGGATTCTACAATCTGTTTGTGTTGATCGTCAGAAATATCATTGATCTGACCAACTTCAATAATTAGTGCTTCTTTTGTAGGGAGTGCACTGTACTCTATAAAGTATTTAGATGCAATATCAAATATTTTTTTACCTGTGATGTCAGCAAAGTACTCTGACTTAATAAAAGGCAGAGCTTTCCTTACATAGTCTTCGTTTAGAAGAAGATTCTTAATTACTAGATTTTCTATCTCGTTCATCTTCTTGCTGTAAATTCAATGTAAGTGTGATAGTCATTCTTTTTGTCTCTCTCACGGGAGTACTATATTCAATGAAGGATGGATGTATTATAACATCACCTTGAGTAACATACAACCCTGCTCCACTGACCCATTCGTCCAAACCAGGATTAAATGGTTCTATGAGAGTCTTTGCAGGGTGGTAAAATATATCAGATTGTGATTGATTAGCACTAATATAGTGAGTTGCAGTGTAGTGACTGGGTAACGTATTCACTCTGTCCATACTCTCACCTTTATCCAGAACATTTATAGTTGCACTGGTGATGACAGCAACATGAGTCTTAGAACATTTGAGATCATTTAGAAAACTTTCTATCAAATCAGAATATACTGGAACTGTCCATGGTGGCAACTGTTCAATCGTTTTTAAGTATGGAGAAGGTTCTTCAAACTTACCATTATTATAGTAACTTTCAACGAAAGATACAAACTGTTCCTTATTATCATCTAAATGATACTTACGAACAGGAACTGAGAATAAATCATCCCTCATTTTTTATACTCCATATGTGCATTGAATGATATTGATACTCTATCATGTTCAGATTCATTTACTTCAACTGCGTGCCTCAAATATGATGGAAACAATAGTATCATTCCTTCACGAGGTTTAAAATTATACGCTGTATATTGTATTGCTCTTTGTTGTACCTCATTATCATACATATTCATTTTATTATGTGTGAATGCGTGAGGATTTTCAAATACTAAGTTACCAGATTTTAGTGGTGCGTGTATCCACATCACAGCAGCAAGATCACAGTTAGGATGTTGGTGCATCATGTTGTGAGAACCTGGTGGATTTACATTAAACCATAAACCATCTAATCTTAAAACAACATTTGGTTTTAAGATTCTAAGATCAGTTAGACTTTTACCTATAGCATCTACTATAGGATTATTTGATAAGTGGTAGTGTGCTTGTGATTGCCATCCACCAAAATTAGAGTTACGTAAACCATCAGGATCTTTACGTTTTTCAGAATATATGTACTCTGCTAATTTACTCTTATCAAACTTCTTAACTTCATGTGCAAATACTGCTGATGGGAATAAATTGTGTGTGTTTATCATGATCCATACTTAAACTCTTGACCCGCTGCCCAGTCAAGTTTCTCCATTATTTCTTTTGTGAAGTATTTGTCAGGATCTTTGAGGATAGCAGAAGGATAGACGCTAGAATCGCCAACAACAATACGGTTCCCCTTACGTTCAAAAACTCCATACTTCTCACCCAACTCCAGTAGTCCGTAATATTTGTCAAGTCCACGTTCATCGTAGTATAGTCTTGTTTCTACAAAAGAATTCTCTTTAGTTAGACGCGACTTAGCAGCCTTTGCTTTGATAATGTTTCCAATAACTTCCTTTCCATCTTTCTCCTTCTTCTTTGATAAGTATATAATTGTACTTGCAGCGTATTTAAGTCCACTACCTCCACCCATTTCTTTAGTTGGAATATAGGCACCAACGACGTCGTATGTATGATTTGTAACCAATAGGGGAACATTTGCTTTTCCTAATTTTAGGGTGAGAATACGGAATATTGCCTTAACAACTTGTGCTCTAGTCATGTCACGAGTGTCTTTACCCTCGGCACTGTCTGCTAGTTCTTTAGATGTTGATAACATTCCCAAAGAGTCTAACACAAACATCATAGGTTTGCGATCTTCTGTCTTCTGTTGAAGATATTTATCTAAGATTTGTATAGCGGTGGTTCTAAATTCTTGTACTGTAGTAACTGGTATTAAAATCATACGTGAACCATCTATGCCACGTTCTTCTATCATATCTTTTGTGATAGCAGCTTCTGATTCAAAATAAACTACACCAGCATCAGGATTTTCTGCAAGATAATTTTGCACAACACCCATAGCAAAAAATGTTTTACCTGTACCACTCTCTCCTGCGATTGCAGTAATTTTATTACTAGGAACTCCTTTGTAAATAGATCCACTTACTAATGCATTAAAGATATATGATCCTGTGTCTACAAATGAGTTTATATCTCCAACTCCTCCTTCTGATAGAAGTCCAGCGTATTCATTGTCAATCTCTTTGACAATATTTTTTAAAAATGATGAAGTCATGCAAATAAAAATTCTAAATTAGGGACTCTTTCTATATCCCATCCTATCACATCAGAGATGATTCGTAAAGGGTCTAAGAAGCTTTTCTTAAACTGAGCATCACGATCTATACTCTCTTCGAGATCAAGTTCTCTGGGGAAAGTGTTGAGGAATGAGATTACATTCTCATTTCCTAGTGGGTTTGGACGCAGGAGATATGCATACTTTATCTTCTCTCCTTCTTGGACAAGTGGATACTTATATTCAAGTTTGTTTTTTGCGATGTAAAAATTGTATAACAGAGTTCCACGAACATGTAAAGGGCACCCCTTTGAATACACGGTTCCTGACGCCTTGAATTTACGTAGTCCATTTACTGACCTCGGAAATGCAATGTCTTCTGGTGGTAACGAATTGAATTCAGATTTAAAAGTATCTATGTAAGATAAAAGATCATCTTCTGTACCGTTCATCATCACTTGTATAGCATTTTTAATTGCAGTACGACATGGTGCAGGAGTGGAAGACTTAACTGCTTCGATGCCCATCATTTTTAACTTGGGTTCATCATATCTTACACCCTCAGAATCCCACACATTTAGCATATATCTTTTCTTCGCTGTCCAGATACCAGTAGATGCAATGTTCTCACGTTTCATTACCATCTTCTGATCATAAGCGTTTACATATTTTGCCAGTTCTTTGTAAGAACCCTCAATATATTTTTCAAGTTCCAACTCACAGATCTTATTAAGGAACGTGACAACGCTTTTATTAGTTTTCTCTCTGCCCTCGTATACACGTTCAACCAGAGGACCCAAGTTGAGGTAGATACTATCAGTATCACTAGCAATAACATAATCTTCTCCTTCAGTTTTTAATGTATCGTTTAAAAATTTATTCATCTTGTGTTCAATCCATCGGATTGACACCTGACCAGACATTGTGATTGCTTCAGCATTTCTTAGATTGTAATATCTAAAATATTGGTTGCCAATAGCACCATAAGCACTGTTCAATTGAATCTTACGTGCCATCTGTATGTTGTTATATTTACTGATACTCTTCTCTAGTTCTTTAGTTGGTGTCTTCTCATATTCTTGCTTTGCCATAAGCATAAGTTTTTTAGATTGCACACGTTCATCGTATATCTTCTGCATAATCTCAGGCAAGAAACCATGTATGTCTTTACGATACTGTGCACCATTTGCACACAGTGCATACCTAGGATCTATCTGTTCCTTTTGACCAAGTATTCTAGCAACTGTAGCTGATGGGTGCCTCTTCTCAACGAGTGTTTCTGGGGAAATATTATATTGCATAATAAGATGAGGATACAGACTGTTGAGGTCAAAACTAACCACCCAATCATAGCGTCCTGGCTTCGGTTCTTTAACATACGCACCTTCATACTTTTCATCTTTGTGTGAACGTTTTGCAGGGGGAACTACTATATTCTTTTCCTTAAGAAAATTGTATATGATAGTATCCCACATTCTTACTTGATAGTATACATCCCTGATATTAACTTTAGCATCATATGCTAGAGCAACAGCAAGTTCTAGCAACTTCATCTTTTCTTCTAGACGTATGACAAGTTCCACGTCAACGATGTTGTAGTCAATAAATTTCTGCCAGTCATTAGTATAGAATTGTTTGAAGTTTTCAAACTCACTGTGATCAACTTTCTTTTGACCTAGTTCTACAAATGCAATATGATCTAGTCTATATGATTCCTGATTAGTATATGTAAATTTCTTGTAGAGATCCATGTAGTCAACCACATTAATCCCAAAAATATTATAGAGAATTTGTTGACGACCTTTTATCTCTAGGTCTTCCCTATACACAATACCCCATGGGGATATCTGTTTCATTTCTTTCTCACCAAACAATCTTTCTAGACGTCCACATATGTACGGGATATCATATAGTTCTACGTTCCACCCCGTGAGAATATCTGGGAAATTAGTAATCCAATAGTCAAGAAAACAACGGAGAAGATGTTCTTCACCGTCACAGAGTATGTACTCAACGTCATCTCTATTATTTGTATACGGTTTGGTACCCCATACTTTGATCTTACGACTGAGATAGTCCTGTACTGTAATGCTAAGAAGAGGTTGCGAGCATTCCTGCACGTTAGGAAAGCCATTCTCACATGCCACCTCGATATCAAGAGATGTAGTTTTAAGATTTTTAAATTCGTAATCAATTTCTTTCGGAAACTCTTCCGAGATGAATTGATAGAGATATCTGTCATAACCATGTACCTCGAAGTTTTGTACTTCTTTGTATTGTTCGATGAATCCTTTTGCTTCTTTTACGGAACCAAACTTGATAGGTTTAGCATACCTACCATCAAGAGTTTTTTGTTTAGTTTGTTTATCAGTGACGACAAAAAGAGTTGGAGAAAATTTAAACTTACGTTGAATACGTTGTCCATCCTCGTACCCAAGGTAAAGTAAATTATCCCCAACCAGTTGTACGTTGGTATAGAAACTCATTTAGTTACCGTCTTATACTTTGCCTTCATCGCTGATGATGCATTTACTATTGTAGCAAGTGTCTCAGAATAAATCAACACGTCCACATCATCAGTGTAATTTGGCCATGGTTCTAGTGTACCATCATCCTTAATAAGATAAGGATCTTGCAAATGACAACTTGGTTCTTCGTCTAATTGTTCTACCTTAGATATGAGGTGTACCCCACTCTTAAGGATTACTATCATTGTTTGCATAATTTTTCTAATTTGTATAAGTCCTCTTCATTCCAAATATTATTATATTTTTTCCTGTACAAGTATACAGGTTCAATAGTTTTTAATTCTGGTACGAATTTTTTAGTAATTAGATTACCAATATACATCTTAGGTTTGTATTTGTCAACTGTAATGTTAAAGTAACTAGGACCGTTGAACATAAGATGTTTAAATTTAAAAGTTCCCCTACCTATTTCTATAGGAAATGGTTGAGGAACTAGATCCATATTATATAATGGAGTTTTGATTGGTTGATCAAATGTTATGATGCCAAACTTTCCATTTACACGTGCAGGATAGTCTACTAGACATTTTGTTATTGTAACAGGTCCTTCAATTTCTATCTGTTTACTACCTTGAAATTTGTGGTCTGTTGTATAAGTATGAATTACAGTATCATTATCATATAGGTTAAGTCTCCTCATCTTCCAGTGCCTTTTCTGCTTGTCTGAAAACTTCTTCCATATCTAAATCATTATCTGTAACTCCAGCGATCATATCTTCGTGACGTTTAAAGTTCTCCTCATAGTTTTCTTCTCGTATTGCTTGTACATATTGTTCAGAAATACTATCTAATGGATCATATGCTGTAATAACATGTCCTGCAGGAAGAAAGAAATCTTTATCTTTACTTAGAGGTGCCCATGGAAACCATGATATTTGATATCCCTTTTCATTATTAAATACAATCCCTCCATCATTAGATACAATGTCTAATCTGAAAGGTTTATGCAAATGATATCCCATGGGTTCCTTAGTCTCAGGATTCACGATCTCTTTTGCTTCTGTTATTACTTCTTCACCAGATTTTAATAGTAAAAGTTTTACACTCATTCTACACTGCCACCCATCTTCTGTACATTCTTGATGTATGTATCACGAAGACTTGGAACTGGTTCTAAAATAGTCAACACCATTGTGTGATTAATTGGTATCTGAACTTCTGGTGTTAGTGGGCAGTATGGTGAGTAATGTACTTTGACTTCTGGGTCAGTTACGATACCTGTACCATCTAGTTTAGGTTGGTCATACTCAACTTTATAAGGAAAATTTAATATGAATGCTTGTCTTTCTCCAGTTTCTTTATGAGTTGCTTCTTGAACATCAGCAATGACACTATCTCCATTGCTGAGAATTACTACCTTTACTCTTTCTGCTTTTATTAATGACTCAGCAGCAGCAGGAGGGGGAGTTACGTTTATAGGTTCTTTCTTACCTTTTGCCATGTTAAAAAATACTTTTGTTTACATTATAAAGGAGGTATCAACATTTGTCAATACCCCCTATGTAGTTAGATGTAATCTACTCTTTTGTGATGATCAGGAATTACTTTTCCTAGTAATATACTGAGGAGTCCATCATTAAACTCGACGGATCTAACCTCCGTATCGTCGGAGAGCGTCCATGCTCGTTGGAAGGAACGTTGTGCCAGTCCTTGATGGACATACGTTCCATCATCCTCTGATTTTTCTTTGCTTGCTTCGACATATATCTTTCCATACTCCGTATAGACTTTGACGTCATCTTTTTTGAAGCCAGCGATTGCGATTTCCAGTCTTGATTCTTCATTACTTAAGTGGATTAGGTTGTAAGGTGGGTAGTTAGTCTGGGTTGTATTCCAGAATGAATCAAAATAACTATCCATTCCTATGCTGTTCTTTGTTATCTTATCAAACAGTGTTGGTAAGTCGGCAGCAGTATACCTTTGAATTTCCA